CCGGCGATTCCCAACCCTTGTACCATGACCGATAATATCATTGCAGCATTGTTGCTGGTGGTTATTTTATTGTTGTGTTACATTGTATTTCGTGACTATGGATCTCAGCTTACCTATTTCGAGGAAATTGAGGGCAAGCAATTATTATACAGTCTTGATTGTGTTGAGGATGATAGTATTACTTTTGTTGATAGTACTGTCAAACCATCCAAACGATCGAAAGCGCGGATCCCCTATGTAGTAGCTGTTGCACGTATTGCTAAGGCTCGGTTTGGAGTGTTGAAGGACAACACGGCCAACCGTAGAGTGGTACGAGCTTTTGTACTTGATGAGATGGATAAACATGGTATGCGGCCTAGTGACGCGCAGGCTGTAATTGATCAAGTGATCATAATGGTGTTTATTCCCGACGTCCATCAGTTGAAAGCTCGGAAGCTTGAACAGAGTAGTGCGTTCGTTCAGCGATCTCGAGAATTCTCTCGGAAATGGATTGGTCGCGCCGGTAGGCGTGACCCTCCTGAATCCGAGGAATGAGGGGGCCCGCGGCGGATACGCGGCGTTGATGCTGGCCCTCTCGACCGGTCGGAATTTGACCTTCCCACGAGTCGTGATGCATCAGAGTACCTGGTAGCGTATCCTTCCGCAGGGAAACCCAGGAAGAACAAGGTTGTTTACGGAGTTGTTGGACTCGCGCCGAAAACCTTGTATAAAATTCACAACCAAAACCAACAGAGCATGGTTCGTGGTATGTTAGAGCGATTGTTCTATGTTAAGGCGGATGGTCAGTTCGTTAGGCCTCCAAGACCTCGACAGGGCATATACCACGAACGCCTTGGATATCTTGCTGAAAGGATTGTTAAACGTGTAGTTAAGACCGCCCCGATCGCCAGGGAAGATTTCCCAGGCTTGTATCTCGGCCGCAGACGCACAGTTTACCAGTCTGCACTTGAGACGTTGTATCGCACTCCTGTCTCAGTGCGTGACGCAAAGATCAAGGCTTTTGGTAAAGTGGAGAAGCTTAACTTCTCTGCCAAATCAGATCCTGCTCCTCGGATGATTTATCCACGTAGTCCGAGGTACAACATCGAGTTGGGTGTATACATCAAGCCACTCGAACCGAGGTTGTGCACAGCAGTGGCGCGCGTGTTCGGATCAGTAACTATAACGAAAGGGTTAACTGCCGAAGGGGTAGGGGATCTTTTGTCCGTGAAATGGGCAAAGTTCTCGTCTCCCGTAGCTATTGGTCTCGACGCTAGTCGTTTTGACCAACATGTGTCCCAAGAAGCTCTGTCTTGGGAACACTCAATTTATACCAGGTGTTTCAATAACCCTGGACCATTGCAACGACTGTTGAATATGCAACTGGTCAACCGCGGTCATTGGCGGTTGCCGGATGGACGCGGCCACTTTCAAGTCCAAGGTGGCCGCATGTCAGGCGACATGAACACAGGTTTAGGTAATTGCATCATCGCTAGTTGTCTAGTTAAGGCATACTGTGATGAGAAAACCATCAACTTTGAATTAGTTAATAATGGAGATGATTGCGTTGTCATTATTGATAAACGTGATCTGACTCGTTTCTCTAATGGTCTTAGCGTTTGGTTTCTGGAAATGGGTTTCAACATGGTTGTTGAAGACCCAGTCTATGTAATGGAGAAAATCAGGTTCTGCCAGGCTGCACCAATCTTTGATGGAGAGCGTTGGGTCATGGTTCGTGACCCTCACACATCCATTTCAAAAGATTGCATATCACTGCGTTCTTTATCAACTGAGAACGAATATCGGCAATGGATAGGAGCGGTAGGGTTGGCAGGTGGCGCACTTGCTGGTGGGATTCCAGTGGTGTCAAACTTTTATGACAACCTTGTTAGGCAATCACGCGGTGCTGACCTAGGCAAGATTTATTCAGCGCCCCAGTTCGAGACTGGGACTATGATACTTGCCAGGGGTATGACTCGTCGTGGGCGCGCTATCTCGACCGATGCACGTGTATCATTTTGGCGTGCATTCAATATAACACCTGATCAACAGGAAGACATTGAGTCCTATTATGATAAATTTGAATCAAGCTATGAGATGGACGATGGTCAGTTTGGTGAATATCTGACCACCGACCACACCCCTGTCTGGTTTCCGCCAAAGTTGGCGGCGTGAGCCTAGGCAAGAGGCGCCATACGAAAATGGCATGGGGTGATACTGAACGACCAAAACGGTGCGGTGTGCCTATAGCCGCTTAATATTTCCGTGCTAAACAAAATGCCAAGAGACTACACGGCTCGCAATGAAGTATCATGGATAGTCCCGGTGGCTCCGGTATCCCATACAGCCGAGAAACAACCAAATATGGTTAATAAAACTACAAAACAGAATAAAAAGAATGTTAGGTCGCCGCCTCGTCCGCCGAACCCGAGTTCGAAAACACACGTTTACAGACGCATCCGTGACGCCCTTGTCTCGAATGCGGCCATTGGTGGAAGCGCTATTGACGCAACCACCAATGGTGCTGGCGTTTACAACACTAATCTCATTTTCTCTGCTCTTGGTATCTATGGGTCTCGTCTGGAGACCACTGGCGAAGCTGAACCTGTGGGATTTTCTCAGGTGCTATACTCGGCGCCTCACCTCCCTTGGTTATACCATACCGCCCAGAATTTCCAGGAGTATAGGATTTTGAGCGCCACTTTTATTGTCAAGCCCATTCTTGGTAGTAACACCACTGGTGTGGTGGCGCTCTTGTCCGACTCAGATGCGATGGACGTTGCCAACAATTCATTGGACCTTGGTACAATGTCTGGTGGCACTGCAGGTCCACTCAAATCCAATGAGATTAGGCATGTATGTCGTGTAGATTCCTCATGGAAAAAGTCGTCATCAAACTTATTTCAAACCGTCGACGGCACGACGGCAGCAGTATTGCTGCCGTTTAACACTGTCAATGACATGTGTTTCACTAGCGTTTTTGTGAACGTTACTAGTGCCGCCGTCTCCTCTGTTGTGCTCCGTATGTTTATGGAATACGATGTGGAATTTCGGCGTCCGATGTCGTTGTTGCTTAACTCTGAATAATTACTACAAAAGATTTGTTCGGGCTCAAAGTGGAGGCTAGCATAACTCCCCCCGTACTGAGTGAAAGGGCTATGGCAAGATGATAGTGCATCTTGCGGTTGGCATCCTAAATGCTGCGCTCCCTTGTGTTTAAGGTAAAAACACGAATGGCTGTGTTCAGCCCGTGATGGTCACGTAAAACCTATGCGAATGGCGATTATCCTGTTAATCGCGCCACACCATGTCCAAACATGACAGTTTGGGGGCACAGGGGTGTGAGGCGTCCTGCCAGATAAATCCAGC